AGGGGTACACATCGGAAAGAAAGGTGTTACAGTTCTGGAAGGAAACAAGAGAGTACTAGAAGAAGCTGAACAGTCAGCTAAGTATCTCAGTGGAAAATATGCGTTAGAGAATAGTTTAGGCATTACCAATTTTGTTGCCTTCAATACTCACGCTTTGACAATGCTACCACCATACAGTATTGACATGGAAGCAGAATGGAATTATGTAGTAGAACAAGAGGGTGATAACACCCCTTCAGTGGAAATTAATAGACAAATCGGAGGAAGCATATAATGACACTACCACTTAACATGGTTACTAATGTATTATCAGAGAACCAAAACAAGTTTATCACAGTTAAGTTCTTAACTAAGGATAACGAAGAACGTACATACACTGGACGTATGAATGTAATAAAAGGTCTTAAGGGCAACGAGAGAGGTCGTATAGCGGCTGAAGCACTGCGTAAGGCAGGGTACATCACACTGAAGACTAAGCAAGGCTACAAGTGCTTTAATGTGGATCGTGTGCTAGGTTTTGTAGCAGGTGGTCGTCGTATCTTTGGTTTAGGGACTGAGGTATAATGCCTATACCCCCTTCGATGGAAATGGAGCTAATGGAGCTAGGCATACTCAAGAGTGATACAGAAGAACTTGAGAGTATAGCCGAGCAGACAGGCTTCTATGCATTAAGAGCCGAGACTATAGCTTGGCATAACACACTAATAGTAGATGGAGAGGTAATGTTCTAATGGAAAAGATAAAACTACATGGAGATTTCATGCTTACGAGTGACGTAGTGAAAAGACTTAATGATATTATATACGCTAAAGAACCTGTAAAGGAAGCTATAGAGTTTAAGAGAGATATTATAGTTGAAGATATAGAAAGAACACACAAATGAGTTTAAGACAAGTATTCTATTGCCCAGACTGCTTAACTAAAGGTTATAAGAATAAACTTAAAGTAACTGATACAAGAGAATACCACGGAAGAGGATTCCCTAGTATAAAACGCTATAAGAAATGTTTGATTTGCGGTTTTAAGATTAACACTATCGAAATGGAGTTGAAGAATGAGTAAAGAGTATAAACCATATTACAGGACAGATAAGATGAAACAAGAAGAACTAAGAATAGCTAAGTACATAAGTATTTTATTTTTTACTGTGATAGGATTTTCGTTCATAGGCTTTTCTTTCGTGTTAGTTAAGGCAATGTTATATATAACTGGTCTATTCTTATGAACAACCAAGAAATACTAGATATGTGTAGAAGGTTAGCTAGTAAGTACTACAACCATCAGGACTACGATGATATAGTTTCTGAAGGTGTGGTACTATGCTTAAAAATGAGAGCCGAGGGAATTAAAGAACCTTCTAAGCTATACTACAACGCAAGGACTGCTATGTTCCAGTACGTTAACGTGGGTATGTCTCAGTTAAGCTACCCTAAAGGTATGAGAGGTCGAGATGCTGTTATGGAAGATAGATCAGTTTACGTAAGTGCTGACGAAGCTCAGATACCTGCGGAAGATATATTTGGTTCTTACGAATTAAAAGATTCTATAGAGGTTTTAAAGAAAGAGTTGTCAGCTAAAGAGTGGAGACTATTTATGGTTTTATATAACAATAACAATAACTTAACAGAGGCTTCTAAAGTGTTAAATGTGTCTAGACAAGCTGTAGAACAGATCAGAAATAACATACGTTACAAACTTGTAACAATTTGTGATCTTGCACTTTAGAGATTTTAGGCATTATAGATAAATGTACTACTTAAGTATAAACATAAGTTTTACACTCACTAGTACAAACTACTAAAGAAAGAAACGTAAGTATGCCAGATATAATACATAAACCTTGTCCTTTTGTTGCATGTGGCTCAAGTGATGCTTTTTCTTACCATACTGAAAAGAGAGTAGGTAAGTGTCATTCTTGTGGTGGTAATTACCCATCAAGAGAAGAAACATATGACTGGGCAGAAGACAGTTATCCTAAGAAAGAAAGAGATAGTATGAATGTAACAGAGTTTACACCTAAAAGAATAGAAAGTGTATCTGATGGTCGTCACCTACCCCACCGAGGGATTTTGCAGAGTACTATGCAAGACTTTAACGTACTTACATATGACGACAGACAAGAATACATATACCCCTCTGGGGGAATTAAAGTTCGTAATCTAGAAGAGAAAGGTTTCTATGCTAAGAGTGGGTTCAAAGGTGATGAACTATTCGGTATGAACTTATTCCCTGCTGGTTGTAGTCGTATAGTAACAATAACAGAAGGTGAGTTAGACGCTCTATCAGCCGCACAGATGCTTGGTAAGCAGTACACTAACCCTGTTGTGTCGTTACCTTCAGCTACACCATCTAAGAAGTTATGGGAGAACTGTAAGGATTGGTTAGGTAGCTTTGAGAAGATTGTGTTGTCTGTAGATAATGACGAGGCAGGTAATGCTTTAGCTGATCGTATGGCTAGGTTGTTTCCTAATAAAATCTATCGTGTACAGCATGGTGACTTTAAAGATGCTAACGACTTCTTAAAAGCAGGTAAGGGTGTAGACTTTAAGAACTTATGGTGGAAGCCAGTTAAACATACACCAGAGAACATACTTAACACTGCTGACCAGTTCCTTAAGTTGTATGAAGATACACCTGAGCATGTATACTATCCTACAGGAATACAAGCATTAGACGATAAGGTCTTAGGTCTTATGCAAGGTCACTTCACAGTGTTTAAAGCACCTACAGGTATAGGTAAGACTGAGCTTATGAGATACATGGAATACAGTATGTTGAAGCAAGGTGTACCTATTGCCGCATGGCACTTAGAAGAAACTAAGCTAAGGTCTTTACTAGGTCTTGTGTCGTATGAAGTAGGTGATAACCTAACGAGACGTGACTTGATAGAAGAGAAGGAAGCAGACAGTCTTGTAAGAGAAGCTATAGGTAACTTAACTAAAGATGAAAACTTTTATCAATTCTACTTGGGGGATGGTCAAGGTACAGACGAACTAATAGATCAGATAAGATTCTTTAGTCAGGCTTGTGACTGTAAGTTTGTTTTCTTTGAGCCTATACAAGACGTCGTTGTAGGTACATCAGAAGAAAGTAAAGAAGCTATGTTAGCTGACTTATCTATACGACTATCTAAGTTAGCCGCAGAGCTTAACGTAGGCATTGTTACTATTGCTCACACTAATGAGAATGGTGACCCTAAGTACTGTAAGATGATAGGTCAACGTGCGTCTGTAATTATAGACTTACACAGAGATAAAGAAGCTGACAGTTTAGAAGAACGTAACACGACTTACCTAAAGGTCGAGAAGAATAGACCTTGTTCAGAAGAAGGACAAGCAGGTAAGTTAGCATTTAACTTAGATACATTTATGTTAAGGGAGATATACTAATATGATTGAGATTAAAATTACAGATTCTCATATAGATAGAGCAAAAGGTTTAGCTGAAGAATTAGGACAATTAAGGAACTCCATAACAAAAGGAGAAGGTAATTTAGCTGGGTTTATAGGTGAAGTAGTAGTATCAGATTTTACTGGTAGTTCTCACTCAAATACCTATGACTACGATTTAGTTCTTCCAAGTGGTAAAACTGTAGATGTAAAAACAAAGAGAACTAACTACCCACCAAAAGATTACTATGATTGTAGTGTAGCCGCATTTAACACAAAACAAAATTGTGATTACTATTCATTTGTTAGGGTTAAGAATGATCTTTCTTCGGCTTGGATACTTGGTTTTTACGAGAAGTTACTATATTTTAAAGATGCAAACTTTCACAAGAAGGGTGAATTTGATCCTGATAACAGGTTCACGTTTAAAGCTGATTGTTACAATATAAAAATATCAAAACTTAAAGGGTGTCCATAATGCAAGTATTTGACATAGAAACAGATGGGTTTAACCCTACAAAGATACACGTACTATCTTACACAAATGAAGAGGGTGAGATACAATCTACTTTTGACTATGAAGAGATGAGATCATTCTTTCTTAACGCTGACACATTGATAGGTCATAACATAGTTAGGTATGATATACCTGTAGTGGAAAAG